TAAAGAACCAAATACTTTACGTACCAATGGAAGAGCTACACCAGCCCATTGTTCACCTTGTCCTACGTTAAATGAACCACCACCTACGTTTGTAGAAGATTGCTCAACAACTAATTGTTTAGCTTGGTTTTCAAGGATCATAGCCATGTTGTTTTTATCAACTTCGCTACCAAGTCCTTCTAATAGACCCGTTTTGCCCCATTTAGAAGACATACGAGCAGCATCGCTTTGTAGGTTTTTCCAACCTGACGCAGCACTTTCTAATAAAGAATTAATACTTGACATTGTTTTTGTTTTTTGTTTTTAGTTTAAATTAAATTAATCCAGCCAATTTTTGCATTCTTAAGAATGCATCGTTTGACTCTACGATTGGTTTTTTAGCGGTTGGAGTAATAGTTGATTTTGAAGCACTACCTAGGTTTTCTTTAATAGTAGTCTTTACAACTTTAATTCCCTCGTTTAAAGTTTCGAATACCATTTTTACTTCACCTACAGTTGTTGCTTTGTCAAATGAACTTAATACTTTCACCTTTTGACTTTCATTCAAATTTTTAGATTTGAAGATTTTGTTTGAATAAAGTAATTTAGCGTTTAGCAAATTAATTTCATTCAATTCACTTTTAAGAGTTTCGATAGTAGAATAGGCTTCAGCTAGTTCTTCGTTTTGTGCTCCAGCATTACCTGCTGCTGCTTCTTCGCGTCTTTCAGCTTCTTTACCAGCTGCTGCTACTTCTGCTTTAGATACACCTTTTTTAGCTTCTGCTTTAGCGCCCCACCAAGCTTTCAAAAATGCTAATCCAACACCACCAGCAGCAGTAGCCATAGCAGCAATTGCTTGAGCTGTGCTAGCTACTCCATCAGCATCTAAAAAGAATGATGCATCTTCGTTCATTGGTTTATCCATTTCTTCGATTTCTCTTAAAAGTTCAGCTAAATCTACTTCTTCGTCATCAGACATTTTCATTTCTTCAGCTCCTTCTTCATTTTCCATACCTTCATGTCCTGCCTCAAGTTCACCTGCTGCGATCATGTCTTTGATTACATCTTCGATCATGTCTTTAAGGTCTTCGTCAGTCATGTCTTCGAGGTCCATCGGTTCACCTTCTTCTTCGTCTTCTTCAGGTTCTTCAGACTCTTCGTCTTCTTCACCTTCTTCAGCTTCGTAAAGATTTTCTTCTACACCTTCTTCTTTTTCTAATTCAGCCAAAAGCTCTTCCAAATCAACTTCTTTCATGTCGTCATATCCTTCTTCCATAGATTTTTCGTCTTCCATTTCGTACATTTTTGTGTTATCCATTTCTTCGAGTTCCATCTCTTGAAGTTTTAATGAAAACATTGACTTAAGTTGAGGTGTGAAGGCTTCTTCAAGGGCTGCTTTTGCGTTTGCTATTGCCGTTTCTTTAACAGCTTTAGCGTCAGCGATTGCTTCTTTAAGCATTGCTCTGTTTGTTGCCATTTTTTTCCTAAATTGTTTTTTGTTGGGAAAGTACGTTTATTATACAAACGTAATAGAAATCATTTAATTGATATCACATAAGGGTTGAGGGAGTGATATATTCGTGTTATATGTATGTGGCAAAATTATCAAAGTCGCAGAAATAAAAAAAGCCCTCAATAAGAGGGCTATTTTCTTTAATTTATGTATTACTTAAAATATAGGGCATGTACCTTTAGCACATAATATTTCGGTAATAATTGAATTTGTTTTAGCGTATGGATCCAAAAATGTTGAACGTGATTCATTTAATGCTCCGTTTTTCATCCATGAATCTGGGTTTGAAGGATTAGATACTAAGTCCCAAGTTAATAACTCAAAATCGTCTTGTACCTCCATTACTTCACCCATTTGCTTTAATGAGCCCATTCCACGTGAAGAAATACCAATCAATAAACCATTCTTAACTAATGCACCAGCTATACGGCCAGATGAAGTACCTAAATCTCCCATATCAGAGAAAATTTCTACTTTACCCCATATTTCATCACCTCTCCAGTATACTTCACGGATCGCATGAGATGCGTTTTTAAGGTTGATTACTTGCGAGTCCGGATGATCCAATTCACCACATGTTTCAGTTGATTTCATTTGAATTTTGCGCATAAAATTGTCGATTTCACGCTCCCATAATTCTTTTTTATAATAGCGACCATTACCGTTTTTTACTTCAACAGTAGCTAAAATACCTTCAACAAAAACATTTCCATTATTTTTCATCCCTTCCAATAATGAAAGTGGTTTAGGGTTGAAATGGCGAGTTTCTATGAGTAGTTGCTTATTCATATTAAATATCAAATTCTAATGATGGTTCGTATCCGTCAAGATAATCCATAATAGATGATTTTTCTGAGAATGGGTATTGATCAGCTATTTTTTCAATATCGGAATCAGTTACTACTCCATTTTTTTCATAGATAGCATTATATTTTTCAGTAATACCATTTACAGTTTGTTGGTCTAATTCCTCACCTTCAACTTCATCAATTACTTCTTTTTTAGTACCTTTACCTTTAACTTTTGACATTATTTTTTCTAGTTTAGCTTTTGCTTTTTCTAGAGCTTTAATGTCTTTAGAAATTTCTTTAACTTTTTTATCGTCGGTAAGGCTCTTCATATCCTCATCTTCGTCAAGTTTAGAAAGTTGAGATTGTTTTTTATCAATTAAATCTTGAATTTTATCCATTTTAGATTGTAAAACTTCATGTTCTGCTTCTTTATTGATTTGAGCGATATCTTTTTCAACGCTTTCCATTAAAGATTCAGCCATTTCCTCTCTCATTACATTTAGATTAGGGAAAAGAAAATCTCCTTCACTCCAATATTGCTTAGTTCTAGCTTTATTAAATTTATCTTCTTTAGCTTTTTCTACTTCAGCATTTAATGGGTGATATACTTTAAATTCTTTTGGAAGATTTACAGTTGGACCATAGTTATCAGGTTTATTTAATACTTGTTTAACCATTTGAGGAATATCCATAATCAACTTTTTAATAGCTGGTTGGTTGGCATATCCTTTAACTAGGTTATTATATAAAATATCTGAAATATAGAAGGTACCACTAACTGGGTTAAATACCATGTGGTCTCCAAAACGTTTTCTAATGTTTACAGGGAATGGTAATTTTGTAGGAATAAATCTTTTACCTCCTTCACCGCCTGAAATATTTGCTGTGCTAATGCTAGGCATTTGATATGCTTCTTCCAATTCAGAATCAATCATCTCACGAATTACTTTACGTAATTTTCGTTCATATAAATCATCTGCTGAGTATATTTTAACATCAGGGTCTTGGCCGAACATATCTCTAACATCCATATCCATTTTGGAAATTACTTTTAAAGCTTGTGAACTAGATAATCCTTGTCTACCTAAATATTCTATAGCTTCATCTCTAGACATACCTTCTACCTGTTCTAAATAATCTTCAATATCTAGTGGTTCATTTTGATGTGGGTTATCCCCATAAGATCCCATAAAGGATTCTTTTAAATCACCATATCCAGATGCTTTATATTTACCTTTAGCTTCTTTTGGTATACCTAAAGCAGTAGCTTCATCAGTGTATCCTAAATCTTTAACTCCAAATTGAGCATTTTTAGTATAGTAAATTGGATCTTTTGCTAAGTTTTTAAAGACCATATCCTTTAATTCCTGCATTGTTTTTTCGGAATTTTTAGGGTCTTTCATTTCAGCATAATAACCCATCATAATTTGACCAAAGATCATATTGTCAGGATTTTTTTCATCTTTGTAATCAAAGTTATGAGCAAGATCCTCTTCAACTTTTTTAGATACTTTTTTCTCTTCAGCTTTTACTTTTTCGTCTTCGTTTTCCTTTTTCTTAGCTTCAGCTAAAAATGCTTCAAACGCAGTTTCGTATGATTCTTTTTTTCTAGGTTCATATCCTGCTACTACAGTTGTACCAATTACATTTTCTGCAATGATATTTTTTGTAATAAGAGAAGCTGCTGCTTCTTCAAACGTAGCAGCGTTGCGTACGATATTAGGGAATTGACGTTTTGCTTCAGTAAGGAAAACACCTTTATGTCCTTTACCTTCTTTAATCAACAAATACTGATCTTGTAGTGTCTTTTTCATTTATTTTTCTGATAAGAGTTTTTTTATGTCTGTTAAATAACTTTTAACCGTTTCGATTGGTTTTACTATATCATATGAACCTGCATTGCCGCTATAAAGTTCAATGGTTTCATTTTTTGCATTTGAAATTAATGGTGAAATTTCATTCATTAATTTTTCAATTTCATCTAAACTAGCTAAACGTTTCTTTTGAAAAGAGTTTACTTCATTTAATGTTTCATCTTCCCACAATTTTTTAATATCGTAAGATTTTGGTTTAATTTTAGGAACTGGTTTAAAGCCTAATTTATAGTAATAAATACTTTTAGTTCCTTTAGCATTTGTTTTAGAAGAAAAAGCAGCCGGAGTAGCATAATTATCTCCTTGTCCAGCTGAAAAAGAAGCACCACCCATATTTGTAGCGCTCATTTCTGCTAATTTTTTTCTAATTATTTCTTTAAGCTTATCCATTTACTGTTTCCAATTCATTGATTAAATCGTAATACTGTAATAAATCAACTAAATCGTTATCTGTAACTTTAGCATTTTTAGCTGGGGTTGTTACAAGAGAAATAATTTCGTTAATTTTAATTTTGGTAACTTGGTTTTTGGTTTTTTTATTTAAAGACAATAATTCCTCTTTAATTTCGTTAATTTTATTTGAATAAAATTCTTTCAAACGAGGTGTATTGTCAGCGGATGTAATGAATTCTTTAAGGATAGCTTTTTGTTTCGGGTGTAAAACATCGTATTTTTCATTAAAGTTTTCAAGTACCATTTTGTACGCAAGAAAACGAACATCTTGATCTGCTTTTTGAAATTCTTCCATTACCTCATCTCTAACTTTTCCTTCAGTAATTTGAGCGGCTGTCAAATGTTCTAAGATAGTTACTTTGTTAGTAATAATTTGGTTTGGGTCAGAAGTTTGCGCGTTATTAACCTCTAATAACGTATAAAAAGCAGCATAAACTTTATAATTAGGGAGTTTATGATTAAAAAATTCATTTAAATTATAATTCTTTTGAATTTCGCTAATTAAATTATATTTTTGTCTTTTAATAATTCCTCTATTTAGTGTTTTAGAAGACTCAGTTAAAGTACTAATAACGATGTTAGCTTTAGTTTCAGTTAATGATGTCTTTTTCAAAAGAGTTTCATATAACTTGTACTCACGACCTAATTCCGTTTTAACGAAATATTTTTTAAGTATATCTTTAGCCGGGGAGTCCTTACCATCTAATGTATCGGTAGTAATTTGTCGAACTAAAAGTTCAAAAAGGATACCCGTATTTTTATACTTTGAATGTTTAACTTGCATTCCTTATGGATTTGTTTATTTATAAATATATGAAGTTTTTTTACTCTCGTATTTGTGATTCATCTAAAAGTGAATTTCCTCGAATATCTGACTCAAAAATCATTTGTTTCTTTTGATTTTTAATATCATTAAACATTTTAGCGTTTTTGTTTCGTTTTGTTTGAGTCTCTAAAGCTAAAGGAGATCCACCTTGGAATTTAGGTTTAGTTGAATTTGATTCATCACCATCTACCTTCATTCCTATTGCTCCAATTCTATCTTTCCCAAAAGCATTGTCTTGAGTATTTTTGTTAGTTACTTTTTCTTCAGGACGACCTAATTCTTTATCCTCATCGTATCCTACAGGTACTTCTCCAGCTTCATATCTACTTCTTCCATAAAGTGAAGCTAAATCATGTGGTGTACCGTAAGATTTACCAGTTTCAAGTGGGTCATTTCCTTCGTTCTCAATTTGAGCTAAACGGAATTTACGTTTTGCATCTTGGATAATCAAGTCTCTATATTCATCGTATTGATCTTCACTCAAATGGAATATGTTTTCGTAAATCCAATCAGTAGGCATCAATTTAGCTTCTACCATACTGTTAGCTAATTCTACTTTTTCTTTCATCAACGCAATTCTTTCTTGATCGTAAATGATTGAAGGTGTAGTTAAAGACAATTCAAAATTTGTTAAACTGTCATCTTTATACCCCTGAGCATATAAGTGAACTAATGCAATTTTAGTTAATTCAGATACTACAATACGCTGGAGACGTTCAATTGTACGAGCAAATCGAATATCTTCAGCAGCTAATGTAGCTTTACCTGTTAAATCTTTTTCATAGCCCATGAAAGCTTTTGGAACCTTAAGAGCAGCAAATAATTTATCTCTTAAATACTCAACGTCTTGAATTCCATCCCATTGCAAACCTCCTAAATTGTCAATTTTAGTTGATGAATCATTACCTCTCATAGGAATATAAAAATCCTCAAGTAAGTTTTGCATGTTGTACTTCAAGTTATAATCACCAGTTTGTTGATCAATATATGGAGTACGTTTCATTTTGGAAATTGTTTTCTGCAT